ACGCCGATTTTTCTTATGTTTTATGTCCCATTTTCTTACAGCAGGTCCGAATTCTAAACATATTTTTGCGAATTCAAACCCAATTTTAGCTTCTTCCAATAGGCGTCCGGTACTATCTTCTTTACGAATACTCTCATACATTCGTTCATCGTTCAGTTTTTTGTGTCCTCTTAGTTGATTTTCCCAATACGCAATTATACTCATAATATCCATTTGCTCGTCTTCGTTGAATTTTTTTTCCAAATCGTCTTCCCATAGACATGATTTATGTATTGCTTCATTCAATCTACTTTTCGCCGAATCGTATTCTTCTTTCGTAGTTATGATATTCATTTTTATAATGATAATGTAATTATTATTATATTTTTCAATTTTATGCGTATATACAATGAATGTACCAAGAATCCTTGTAAGAAACCTTCTACTTGAGGGAGGTTGTAAAGGGTTAGTTTTCGCCTTCGGGCAAAATAAAAACCCTTTACACCTTTTCTCATTTATAACGCCGACAAGTCGGCGATAAATGAGTTAAAAGGCAACGTTACTTTCGGCATTTTCAATGCCGAAAGGTGTAAAAGGGTATAAATGTATTACAACACACATTTTCATATTCTTAATGAAAGCGGTATTTTTGTCCAAAGGTATTGAAGTTGCCGAAAAACCCAATGCAGATATTTCAATCAATCAAATACATGTATTTTCACAATTTTTTATTCACAAAAATGCGTCTCGTAACGAGGAAATACGTTATTGTTTAAAACAGAATCATGACAATCCCTATGTAGCTCACATACATTTATTAAATGAACGCATTTATACCGACGCTGAAATGGGATTGTCCTCTTCTCACAAAATCATTCAGGAAAACATCGGAAAACGTCTGACATTTCAGTCCGTATTTCAGTACATACGTGAACAAGGAATCAAGGGATATTATGTGATATTAAATGCCGATATTTTCTTGGACAATACAATTAAATATTTGTTAACGTCGTCATTGCACGAAAAAAAACAGGCAATGGCTTTACTGCGTTATGAATTTAACAATAGTAATACGGTGGAAACGGCTCCTCTGTTTGGTCCCCGATTTGATTCTCAAGATACATGGATTTTCCATTCCAATCATTCGTTGAAAATGAACCAAGAGAAACTGTTTGCATTTGATTTTGGTCGTCCAGGTTGTGATAATAAAATTGTGTATTTGATGCGTATTTTAGGATACCAAATGTTTAATGACCCGAAATTGATCAAAACGTATCATTATCATCGCAGTATTATGCGCGATTATTTTAATAAAGAGGTGATTCCTCAACCTTGGGGTGCCTTGGTACCTGCCGGTGTCAATGTAATGACCATACCACCGTCCATTGGAATTAACATTGCGGAAGTTTGTCGTGCAAGTACTGGTTTTCAAAATTTAATGTTTGAAGATCATACCATGTTGTATGATTATGTATTGGATAAATTGTCACGAAATGAACCGTTTATTGTACCACGTATTGCGGGTATTGAAAATAATTTCGCAGTGTTTGCCCGATTAAAACAACAATCTGGAAAAACCGATTTTGACGGATATTTTCAATCCACCGGTGGAGCTATGAAAAACAACGCCGGTGTTTTGTTGACAACGTTTCAATCTATCATCAAATATTCCGATTTGTATTTAAAAGCATTTGATAATTGCGATTTATATTCGGGATGGGAAATTCAGGGTGAAGTATACAAACATATTGCACAATCACATGAATTTATTCGTGGAAATTATCCAAACAAAAAGATTTTCTGGGCATTTGCCTTGGATATTTTCCATTATGTGTATGATCCCAAAGTATGGACCAAGAGTTTGCGAGGTAAACGTATTTTGATTATTTCTTCGTTTGAAGAGAGTATCAAAGAACGTGTTCCTAAACGTGCCCAACTTTTTGACGGTGTGGATTTGTTTCCGGATTGTACATTTGTCTATGTACGTCCTCCTCAAACCCAAGCAGGGGAACCTTCACGTGAATTTGATGTGGAATTGGAAGATTTTCAAAAACGATTGGATGTATTGAAAGATTCTTACGATGTAGCCTTGGTAAGTTGTGGCGGTTATGGTAATTTGGTATGTAATTATATTTTTGAAAAACATCGTAAATCTGCTGTCTATGTAGGTGGAGTGTTGCAAATGTATTTTGGAGTATTGGGAAATCGTTGGTTGAAAGAAAGACCTGACGTGGTTCGTTTGTTCCTAAATGAACACTGGTCTAGACCGAAACCGTCTGAACGTCCAAGAAATAGTGATTCTATTGAAAATGGATGCTACTGGTAAAGGAACCTACGGTTCCTTTACACCTTTCGGCATTGAAAATGCCGAAAGTAACGTTGCCTTTTAACTCATTTATCGCCGACAAGTCGGCGTTATAAATGAGAAAAGGTGTAAAACCTCCCTTTCATTGAAGGATTCTTGGTAAATTAGTTGTATAGGATCTTATACAACCAATTTGATATTCTTACTTTCAACAGATTAAATAAAACTTTATGAGGGCACCAAGCGAAGCGAGGTGTCCTCGTTACATGAGGGAGGTTTTACTCCCGATTCCCTTTGCCACCAAAGGTGGCAAAGGGAATCTGTTGTGTCCCAAAACGCCTTAGGGCGTTTTAGGGACGACTGGAACCGTAGGTTCCAATATTCCTTTAGTTTTTGCGTGTTTTGCGTGTAGATTTTTTTACAAATCCGAATTTGCCTTTTTTGGCGAAAAATCCATGTTTTTCTAAACGACGTTCTTTCTTGGCAGTGCGATGTTTTTTCAAAGAAACAATACGGCCATGTTTGTTAAAAAACAAATCTTTCTTGGTCAAATTTCCAGGAGTCTTGTACGCATTTCCATTGTGTACTTGGGTACGAGAACCGAACAATTCCTTGAATTTGTGTCCATTGATATTATACACTCCGTTTACGCGAACAGGTCTTTTCATATTTCAATATATCCTATATTTACATTTTTTTGTCCTTTTTTTGGATAAAAGTACAAAAAGTACAATTGTGAATTTTGTACTTTTGTTCATTTTCATGGTTTTTGTGGTTTTTGTAATCACATCGTGATTTTTGTATTATTGATAATTTTACAATAGTACTTTTTCTAGGTACTGTTGTATTTTTTGTATAATTGTCAAGTGCGTATTTAATAGTCAGAATGGCAAAATGCCTTCGCACAGTGACCTTCGGTCACCTAATACAACTAAATCCATAGATGACCTACGGTCATCGGAGGATTTTGGGCAATTGGTTTAATGTATGTAAAAGATATACATTCATATGCCTCCGCGTTATCTATATGATTATAATCCTTGGGTAGGAAGATGTGGTCCTTGTTGTGGTCCTTGTTGTGGTCCGTATTATGGTCCGTATTATGGTTCTGGTTACGGTCCTTTTTATGGTGGTTACGGTCCTTATTATGGTTCTGGTTATGGTTATGGTCCTTATGATACTCCTTTGGCCCTGGCCGCTGCGGGAGTCAGTCCTTCGTGGAGATATTACTAATTTTTACAAATGTAAGTACAACAAATAGTATTTACATTTAATAATTGTGATTGTATATGCAGTGAAATAAATTTAGTCGTACTAATTTTCGTTTGATACAATATATATATAACTCGTTTATATATAACCCACGAATGTCATCTCCTGCGCCCATGACGACTACCAACGTTCCTCCTTATCAACAATGGCAAACCTTTTTCCCTCCCGCTTCTCCTAGTTACAATGAAGTTCTTGCTTCTATGCAAAATCAACACATTAACCAAAACATTTATAACAGTACCGACAAAATTGTTTCAGATATCAATGGTGCGAATCAATATTTGACGGGTGGTTTGAACAATCTTAACAAAGAAGTTACCCAGAGTTCATTGGGTCTACGTGATGCAGTAGAACGAGGTAATTTGGTCAATGGTAATGCGATTGAACGTACTTCGGGTGAAATTAAATTGAATACTACTATTACGGATGCAGCCAATCGTCAAGCGGCTGCCGATGCTGCACGTGATATTTTGCGAACTGTAGATTCCAACGGAGCATTAATCAATGCCAATGTAGAACGTATCGGCATGACGGTTGGTCATTCTGTAGAACGCAATGCCGGCCAAAATATGGCGGCCATTGAACGCAATGGTGGAAATATTATGACTGCGATTGAAAAGGTGACGGGTGAAGGCCGATTGACTACTACCGTAGTAGATGCGGCTTCTAGACAAGCGGCGGCCGATAGTGCTCGTGATATTATGGGAACGGTGAACCGAACGAGTGCGGAAAATCATTCTATGACCCAATCCATTGGTTCTAGTCTTTTGAGTACTATGGAACGTGTCGCCGGTGAAGGTCGTGTTACTACTACGGTAACAGATGCCGCTTCCAGACAAGCTGCCAATGACAATGCTCGTGATATTTTGGGCACGGTAGAACGTACATCGGCCATTAATACGAGTGCTGTCAAAGATGTTGGTTCTACTTTGTTAGGTACCGCTGAACGTAATGCTGGTGAACTACGTGCCAACTTTTTGAATGCACAAAACATTTCCAATCAATTGTTGACCGATGTGCGACATTCTATTTTGAACGATTTGAATCGTAGTACCAACGAACTTTTGGCGAATAGTACTCAAAGTTACAATGATCTCGGGAAGGAAGTATCCAACGGTAACTGGGAAACACGAAATATCTTGAATTCATCGTTTTTGGAAAATTTGAAAGCCGTTAATGTTGCTCAATTACAATCAAGTCAACAGTATGCTTCCACCATGTTGGAAGCACAAAAAAATACGGCTTTTCTTTCTACCGAAGGTGCCAATCGTTATGCTTCTACCATTTTGGAAGGACAAAAATCCACTGCATTGCTTTCTCTAGACGGTGCCAACCAATATTCGTCTTTGATGATGGAACAACAAAAAGTCAAAGAATATTTGTCCAGCAAGGGTGATAACCACTTTGCCATGAATCAATTGGAAATGCATAAAGTCAAGGAAGGTTTGGCAGCACAGTCGGCACATAATTTTGCCGCATTACAATTAGATGCTCACAAGAACAAAGAAAGTCTTCAGTCTCAGTTGGCGGAAGCCAAATACGATGCTCTCAAGAATACCCAATTTTTGGCGGATAAGATGTGTGAATGCTGTTGTGAAGTGAAACAGAAGATTGATTTGGTTGACCGTGACCGTCTACGTGATGGTTTGACAGTGGAACGAACGGACAACAATATTCTTAAATTAGCTGAATTTTTGGATCGTCGTGATCATGGTCGTGACCACCATGGTCGTGGTGATTATGGACCTCATTATCATAATTATAATAATGGTCGTGGAGATGAACACCATGGTCATGGTCGTGGTGATGAACATCATGGTCATGGTCGTGGAGATGAAAGACGTTGAAGGTTTGAAGGATATAGTAGAGATGAAAATAATTGTCACATACACCAACTTGACCCTTCAAACCATCTTTTAATACCTTGTTATTATGTAGTTGGACCCACTGGTCCTAGCGGGACGAACGGAACGAACGGAACGAACGGGACGAACGGAAATGACGGCTGCACAGGACCAACAGGACCAACTGGAAAGGAAGGTAATGATGGTTGTAGAGGATCAACAGGACCAACCGGACCAACTGGAAAGGAAGGTAATGATGGTTGTAGAGGACCAACCGGACCAATCGGACTAACTGGACCTATAGGGTCCACAGGACCAACTGGACCAACTGGACCAACAGGTAATGATGGTTCCACAGGACTAACCGGACCTATAGGGTCTACAGGACCAACTGGACCTATGGGAAATCAAGGTATGCGTGGTGCTATAGGTGAATCTGGTGCGATAGGACCCACTGGACCCACTGGACCTATAGGACCCACCGGTCCAGGAATTTAAACACTCTCTTACAAATTACTATATCCGTAAATATATTTCAGAATCAATCCAACCTTTTGACACGAAGTAAAAAAAAATAAATCTACATGGGAAAAATGAATTGAAATTATCAATCCAACCTTTTGTACACAAAATAAACAGCACATTTGCTGCGGTAAAAAACAATATTTGCTGCGATAAAAAAGATATAAATAAAAACTATTTATATGTTATATGAAAGTCTGAATGTTTGGAGTGAAACCACTACTACAGACGTCTAACCAACGTATCTTACATTTTTACAGTCAGCATCCTACTCTGGATTTTGAACAAGTCAACCTTTTTTTAATTGATTTTTTGGAAAATCTTGGAAAAAATATTCATCCCCATGAATCCGGGATTTCTGCACAATTAGTGCAATTTATGCAACATCACCAAGAACAAATCACAGAGATGAAAACATCTTTGGGTGATTTGAAATCTTCGGTTACAAAAATACAAATGGACATTACAGATTCACTGTGGTCACAGTTTTTGGACATTAAGAAAGAATACGTAGATGAATTTAAGCAAATTATTATCAATACACAGTCCAACAATCCTATACTAAATACATTGTTAGAGAATAATAATCGTCAGTTAATAGAACGAACTACGCAGATAATTGAGGATATTATTCCTAAATCACAAAACAAATACAATCAAAAAATAGAAGCATCCATTCATGCTTTTCAAAAATCAATCTTAGAAGATACACATTTGCTCCTGAAACACAATCCAATTATTGATAATAATAATAGTTTAAATGAATTTATTAGTACTTTTGAAATGAAATCCAAACTCATGTTTCAAAATTTACAACAACCCATATATTCTTACATTTCTTCCAGTGAAGAACGTATACATTCCAATTTGGCAAGTATCAAAGACTTGTCTATAAAAACTCAAAATATTCAAGAAAAAACGGCCAAGGATTGGAAAGATTTTATACAAAAATCGTCCGGTAATTCCGAATTACAATCTCTTGAAAACCGACCATACAACGAATCTGGATACCAAAGTGGTACATTTTCATCACCTTTACACCGAACTCAAATACACATCATTTTAAATCGTCTTTTTCCCACATCCGAAATTGTGAAAATTCCTCGTATGGTACTAGCAACTTCTATAGGAACTCCTTCACTATCTACCCAAATATATGCAGTAAAACGTCCCAATTTCCCCTCTATCATGGTAGAAAGCAAACAAGGAGAAACCAATGTAGAACTCGCAGATATTCAATTGTTTGTAGAACAAATGAAATCCCAACAAATGAATGGTATTATGATATCGCAACATAGTGGATTCATGTCCAAACCCAATTTTTTCATTGAATGTCACGACAAATATCTGGTGGTGTTCATTCACCAAATGGAATTTAATATGGATAAGCTCAAAGTCGCTGTGGATATTATTGACCAAATGACTACAAAAATTAAACAATTTCATGCAATGAATCCGGAAGACAATGGACATACGAATTCCAACGAATGGATAGAAAAGGATGTATTGGACGAAATCAATACGGAATATCAATTATTTGTTTCCCAAAAAAATGCCATTATTGTGAATTTACGTGAAGGACAACGTAAGGTTATTTCTCAAATAGAAGAATTCCAGTTTCCATCTTTGGATAAATATTTGTCTTCTAAATATACTGCTCCCATGCCTAAAAATGGACACAAATGTGATCTATGTAAAAATTTTAATGCCAACAATTTGAAAGCATTGGCAGCACACAAACGAGGATGTATTCGTAAAATAGGTCAACAACAAAATACAAACAATACATTGAATGAAAATGAACATGTGGAACTGGTAGAATAAATTATTGGAACCTACGGTTCCAGTCGTCCCTAAAACGCCCTAAGGCGTTTTGGGACACAACAGATTCCCTTTGCCACCTTTGGTGGCAAAGGGAATCGGGAGTAAAACCTCCCTCATGTAACGAGGACACCTCGCTTCGCTTGGTGCCCTCATAAAGTTTCCTAGAAACCCCTGTAAATAATAAAATCAAATTGATTGTATAGGATCCTATACAACTAATTTACCAAGAATCTTTCTAGATAACCTTATATAAAAAAGAGGTTTTAAAGGAACCTAAGGTTCCTTTATCCAATATTGATTACAACAATTACAATTGCGGTATAATTGTAAAAATTATACAGCAAAACCCGTCTTATTTATATAAACTATCTATACATGTCATATATAGATGCTTCCTTTGTCAGCCCCCAAGATACCAGTGCGAACTGTACGGACACCTCTTCCAATGTATGTTCCGATATTTCATGCTCCATTTACCCATATGGTTCCGATGCGTCCTGTATCGCCATCTATCCTCCTACCGGATGGGAGGATCAGCCCAGTACCAATATCATGGATTTATCCGGGTGTGACATCTCCATAGATTTGTCTGGAATGGAATACAATATTCATACAAGTGCTTATAAATTTGGTAACGGAATTATGGTAGAAACCGAAATCACTTCACTTGATTCGTGTGGTCAGAAAATCGTAGATATACCAATTTCCACTTTTGTTACTGACGAAATTCCCGAGTCAACCTCACTAAGTCCTATAATCATACCATCATTTATATTGGATGATTTTTATAATATGGAACATGATTTCATGGAATTTACACAGGCAATACAATATGCCTCATCAAATCTGCGACAAAAAATTATCAAAGTATTGGTACTAAAGAAACCTACGGTCACCGGATAAATTTATCAGAGGGAAGAATGCCTTCATATTCCTCTGGACTCCTACGTCGTCCTTCTGAATATGCGTGGTTATCCTCAAAAGTCCCAAGCAAGCTTCGCTTGCTTTGGACTTAGTTGTTGATGACCTACGGTCATCTGACCGCTCTGCTACGGATACCACATCCAACAACTAAAGGTGGCTTTGCTACCGGAGAAGTTTGGTTGTATAAGATCCTATAAGACCCTAATGCTACCGTTCTACGATCAGCAAGCGAAGCTTGCAACAACGGAGTCCTGGCAAGCTCTGCTTGCCGAGGACTCATGACGTCCACATTAGGGTCTAATCAATGTACCAAGAATTCATAAGGAAATATTATAACAAAAAAAATCATTATTTCCTAAAGAAACCAAATTATAAAAATCAACGCAGTTGTACAAAATCAATAGCATTTTCAGAGTCATATTGTCTTTAGGAATAGTAAAATAGTGTTTTTGCGTAAAAGCAATATAAAAAAGAAATACAATATATAGTATACTTCCATACCATGGTTAGAACTTCCAAACAAACTACTCCCGCCGCTATTGTTCCCGCCACGCCTGTGAAAGAAATTGCCGCCGTCACTGAACCCAAAAAGGTTGCTACAAAGAAAGCCGCTGCCAAGACGGTGGATGTGGTTGCCCCCGTTGAGATTGAGACGGTACCTGCTGTGGTTGAAGAAGTAGTAAGTGAAGACCTTGTGGAGCTTCTTACTTCTTTCAACAACAAGATCAACCAAGGGTGTGCTTTTTTCACATCATTGAAGGCTCAATTCAAGGTCTTACAAAAGTCGGTTCTCAAGGCACACAAGACTGCCCAAAAGGTGTCTAACCGAAAGAATCGTCGTTCAGGTAACCGCAAGCCATCTGGGTTTGTCCGACCTGCACTCATCAGTGACGAGCTAGCTATTTTCTTGGGTAAACCCATTGGAACTGAAATGGCACGAACGGATGTCAGCAAGGAAATCAACCAGTACATTCGTACCAACAAGCTTCAAGACGAAAAGAACGGTCGTCAAATCAATGCTGATGCCAAACTAACCACTCTTCTCAAGTTGGAAGGTACGGACAGTCTTACCTATTTCAATTTGCAACGATACATGAAGCACCACTTTGTCAAGTTGGAAGTGCCTGCGGAAGGTGCTGAAGTTGTTGCCGTTCTTGTGGTTTAACTTTACATCCCAAAGTCCTCTGCAAGCGAAGCTTGCTCCGGACTTAGTTGTTGAAGGCGTTTCGCCCTCTGACCAAGTTACATATTTTTTTAGTTTTCAAAAATATAAAAAAGGTATAAAAATAACACTACATAATATTATGTATATTACATAATATTAATAAATTCAATCCGTTCCTTATCATGGCAACATTTTTATATTTGATACAACGACATATGTTAGGACATTCGGTACCGGAGTTTATTCGGGAACCGAATGAGTCTCATCTGTACAGAATGAATCATTTCATTCAATATTCCTCTGGACTCCTACGTCGTCCTTCTGAATATGCGTGGTTATCCTCCACTCTGCTACAGATACCACATCAATTATCTTCAAACAAACTTTTCCCCTCAGTTGTTGAAGGACTTCGTCCATTTGACCAAACTTTTCCGGTGGCAGAGCCACCTTTGAAGTTAGTTGTTGGAGGATTGCAGCCTCCTGACCAAACTTTTCCGGTGGCAGAGCCACCTTTGAAGTTAGTTGTTGGAGGATTGCAGCCTCCTGACCAAACTTTTCCGGTGGCAGAGCCACCTTTGAAGTTAGTTGTTGGAGGATTGCAGCCTCCT